TACCTGATTTCTTTTTGTTAGTTTGATTACAGGTGTTACCAAAGAACTTATGAAGTCTTCCTTGAGAAGTTCTGGCCAACCATGACTTATAAAGTTAACAAGTAGACTTTTAATGTGAAATCCGTCTGTATCCGCGTCGGTCATAATAAGAATTTTACCATATCTTAGTTCTGAAGACGATTTATATTTTTTACCTGTTTGTAGACCAAGAATCTGTTTGATATTGTTTATTTCAGCATTTCCCGCCATCTGCGAATAAGTTGCCGTTCTCGTATTAAGCATCTTACCCTTGAGGGGGAAAGCTCCATAATAGTCGCGGCCGACCACTGAAAGACCAGATATAGCCGTTGTCTTTGCCGAGTCTCCCTCTGTAAAGATAATAGTACACATCTTAGATTCTTTTGTTCCTGCCTTATTTGCGTCATCTAGTTTTGGAATGATGACCCTATTAGTTTTCTTTCCATCTGTTTTCGAAATATTTTTCTTTTCCTTGGCTTCCGCAAGAGCAAGAATGCTATCGATAATACCAAGCTTTAGAACACTTTTAACTATCTCATCCGTCAAATTAAATTTGCTACCAAAGTCTGATGCTTTGGTTATATTTTTCTCCTTCGTTTGAGATGAGAATATAGGATTTTCAATTTTACAATTGATAAATACGAAAATGTTTTCCCTGATGTAATTTGGTTTGATAGTAACATTCTTGTGTTTTTCTTGAATAATTTCTGTCAGTTTTTTAACAAGTGGAAACATTACGTGTTCTACATGAGTTCCTCCGTCTGTAGTCGAAATTCCGTTTACAAAGGAAATGCACTTGAATTCGTTGCTTGGGCTAAAGGCCACCTGCCATCTATTTTGTTCACTTATTATTCTAGGTACAGTCTTTTTGTCTCCAATGTACATTGAAATGTAATCGGAAAAATTTTTGATATTCAATTTTTTTCCATTGAGCTGGACGGTTACATTGTTCGGTGTAATTGCACAGATGTCATACACCCGCTTAGTTAATATGCAAATTGTATCGTGAGACATTTGCGAGATGCCAAAGCGGGCATAATCAGGTTTAAATGATATCTTGGTGTAATCATCTTTTTTTGTGTTGGTTATCACTGGTTTATTCTTTTTAGACATATTACACTGGAAGGTCTGCATATATTTTTTACCAGAGTGTGATGTCTCGATTGTAAATTCTGTCGAAAATACATTTACAAGTTTTGCTCCCAGACCATTGAGACCTCCGGTGGTTCTTTTTTGTGCATCATCAAAATTTGTAGAGGTTAGCAAATTTCCAAAGATAAGTTCTGGGATGTAGACATTGTATTCTGGATGCATCTCAATTGGAATACCGGAATCATTAAAGACACTAATTTGTTCCTGTGATATTTCAACCCTGATATTTTTAACATTGGGGTTTCTTTCGACTTCGTCTGATGCATTGGTAATAATTTCATCGAAAAGTTTATATATCCCGGGGTTATAATTACAAGTAGAATGTACCAATTTTTCATCTTCTATTTTCCATGCTTCAGAGTTTACACATTTTATATCGCCAACATACATACCAGGTCGTGCTAAAATGTGTTCGACCTGAGTGTACTTTTTGAATTTTTCCGCCATGTCAAACTATCTGGTCTAAATATATAATAATTTTTTAAACCGGATAATTTTTTGTAATTTTTGATATTGCAAACAAATAATTAATTTTTTATATCATCGATCAGTTTATTTATCTGTTCTGTAGTTATGACGCCGGCAAAATTTCGCGTTTCGTTTTTATACTTGATAATTGTATACGGTATAGTTTTGAAATTGTATTCCTCCATTGCATTTTCAAATTCATCATCATCAAGGTTTACATGATACACTACACTATTTGGAATATTTACAACAATTTTATCGAGTTCCTGACATGGTATACACCAATCGGTTCCAAACTTAATAAATACTATTATTTCTCCGAAATCCATACTAAACAGATTTTTAAGAGTAGAATTGAATTTAACAGTGACCCCCATTATATATGGAATGTATTTATTTTATTTTTAAGTTGAATAAATATAATAATTATATTTCATTACATTAAATTGTAATAAATGACATTTTTAGAATTTTATAGAGTCGATTTAACTATAATATTGATAATCTTACTTATGATGGGTATAACATTTACCGGAATTAATTATGTTGAATCAGAAGATAGAGATATTGGAACATTCGGTAAAATTTTAATTTCTTTCATATTAGGATTACTCTCAAGCATATTTTATTCGTATATGACATTAGAAAGTGATACATTATTAAAAGAAAATTACTGGGACTAAATTAAATAATAAAATAATTTTATAAAGTATACATGTCGATTAGCCTAGAAAAGTTTAATCCAAAGAAAATCGAAGAAAGACGTACAAGTGGATCGGGGCCAGCCACATGCGTATTTATAGGAAAAAGAGGAACGGGAAAAAGTACACTAGTCGCCGATGTTTTATATCACATGCGTAAAATTAAGGCAGGTGTTGCTATATCCGCCACAGAGGATGGTAACGCTTTTTATTCAAGTTTTATACCAGATCTACTTATACATTCAGAATACAAACCCGAAGTTGTTCAACAGGTAATCACTCGACAAAAAAAGACTATAAATGGAAAAGATACAAAGAAAGATAATGACGTTTTTTTACTTTTAGATGATTGTATGTACGATAAGCGTATGATTAGAGATACAAATATTCGAGGTATATTTATGAATGGTAGACATTGGAGAATAACATTTATGTTAACTATGCAATATTGTATGGACTTGCCCCCGGATCTTCGAGCAAATATAGATTATGTTTTTATTTTACGAGAAAATATTATTCAAAATCAAGAAAAACTTTATAAGAATTTTTTTGGTATTTTTCCTCAATTTAGCGTTTTCCAAGATGTTTTAAATGCGTGTACAGAAGGTTATGATTGTCTCGTGTTGGACAATACATCCAAGAGTAACAATATACAAGACTGTGTTTATTGGTATCGAGCAAAACCGAATAGAAAATTTAGAATAGGTTCAAAGGAATTATGGGAATATTGTAATAAAAAATATGATAAAGACAAAACGAAAGAATTTGCCGATGAAGATCCTAAAAAATTAAGAAAGAAAAATGCGGTTAGTGTTACTGTTAAAAAGTTAAAATAATACAATTAATATTATTTAAAGTGATAGATCATAATTTATATAACATGGATAAGATATATAAATTGAAATCTATACCACAGCACGAACAACGTTCTGATGCCTGGTTCAAACAAAGAGAAGGGAAACTAACGAGCTCAGATGCCGGTACAGTACTTGGTCTCAACCCTTATCAAAAACCCCACGAAGTTCTTTTTAAAAAATGCGGTTATGATCCAAAACCTTTCGTAGGCAATGTTGCAACACTTCACGGCCAAAAATATGAAGATGAGGCTATTGAGAAGTACTGTAAACTTACAGGACAGGATAATTTTGAGTTTGGCCTCCTCGCCCATGAAGATGTTCATAACAGTAAAGATTATTACTGGCTTGCTGGTTCTCCGGATGGTATTTCAATATCTAAAGATAGGTTGAATAAGCCTATTTTACTTGAGGTAAAATGTCCCTATAAAAGAGCAATTAAATTTGGATATATTCCAGAGTATTATTATCCGCAGGTTCAATTAAATATGTTTATTTGTAATATCGAAGAAGCCGATTTTATAGAATACAAGCCCCCCGATATTATGAATGTGGTAAGGGTTAAAATTGATTATGAATGGTTAAACAAAAATTTGTCCATACTCGAAAAATTCTGGAAAGATGTAGAGTATTATCGCGAGAATGACATTAAAAATCATCCAAAATATAAACCTCCTAAACCTATTAAGAGAGTTCTTGATTTAAGGGAGTCTGAGGACTCGGATTTAGATGATAGATGTATTCCTCTAGAACTTGTTATACGAGATGTTTAATTTTACAGAAAATATTTCAATTTAAAAAATCGATTTATACTAATTTAAGTTCCAAAATGGGAATCAGAGGTCTAAATAATCTTATCAAAAAGTATGCCCCTGATGCTATTTCAGAGAAAGAAATTATTTTCTATAAAGGTTCTAAAGTGGCAATCGACTTTAGTATTTTGCTTTATAAATTCAAATATGCTTCTCGTACACCTAATTCACATATTATTGGTATAGCAAACAGAATTAAGTATTATTTTATGAATGGGATACTCCCAGTTTTTATATTCGACGGCGTTCCTCCTGACGCAAAAAAAAATGTACTCGTAAAGCGACAGGTGCATAAAGAAAAGATGTATACCCGCATCGAAGAATTAAGAGCAAAAGTTCCCGAGACTACCGAAGAGGAAAAAATTATAAAAAATGAAATAGAAAAAATATCGTCTCAATTGATAGTAATTAAAAAAAAAGATATAGAAGAATGCAAACAATTTCTTGAGATGTCTGGGATACCTTATTGTACAGCCCCCGAAGATGCCGAAAAATATTGCGCATTTTTACAAAAAAACGGACTCGTTGATTATACTATAACAGATGACACCGATGCTACAACATTTGGATGCAAAAAAATTCTTAAAACAGGCATATCTCGATATATCACGGAGATAGACACTGAAATTATATTGTCTAAGTTTGGTATGGATATGAAATCTTTTGTAGACCTCTGTATACTCGCGGGATGTGATTATACTGAACCAATACCGCAGATAGGACCAATTACATCTTTTAATCTTATCCAAAAACATAAATGCATCGAAGAAGTCCTCAAGGTGTTAAATAAAAATTGTAATAATTTTGATTATACGATATCTCGAAAGATATTTACAGAATTTGATTACGCTATCCCCGATGAATTTATTAAAACAAAATGTGATAAGGATAAAATTATTTCTTTTTTAACTGATAAAGAAATAAAAGAAAATATAATTTCTAAATTTATTAAAATTGTAATTTAAAAAATTTTTTTTTCTATTCTATATATTAAATATTAATAATGGGAATGCTAGAAGTTTTTTTCGGTAAGAAGAAGTGTAAAGGTCGTAAGACCAAGGGCAGCAAGGTCCGCACGCTTTCGTCGAAGGCGCGCGTCATGATAGGTGGCAAGAAGCGCAAGGTATACAAGGGTTGCAATGGCGGACTCTATTACAAGCGTACCAAGGGTGGCAAGACCTACCGCGTCTATATCTCCCCCAAGCGTCTTCGCAGGAAGTCGTCGACTCGGTTCGGACGTCGTGGCGTCAGAAAGGGAACGCGTCTTAAGATGACAAAGTCCGCTAAGAGTGCCCGCGCGTACGCTCGTAAGCGTCGCCGTTGCCTTAAGAAGGGCAAGATCTTGCGCAAGAACCGTTGCCGCACCATCGGACCCCGTAACCGCCGCCGGTAGATATAAAACTAGATATAAAACTAGATATAAAACTAGATATAAAACTAGATATAAAACTAGACATAACTTAGTTTAAATTAATACATTGACACATTAAAATTGTATGCCAATGTATTATTTTTTCTTTTTAACACATCAAGATTAACCATTTACTTGTAATTCTTCGAATTTAATATTCTCGTATTTGATAAATAAAACTTTTTCTATTAATCTGATACTCGTAGGATAAATTTTATCGGGATTTACCCCTTTAATTAGAATTTTTCCCTCGGGAAATTTGATATTAATTTCAATATTACAATTGTTTCCGTAGTTTTTAAATTTTTTAACCTGATCTATATATTCGCTTCCCTTAGAATTTTCATTGCTAATCCGTGCGAATTTAATAAGTTTCTTGAAATTGGAAGACATTAGAATTAAATCATTTCCTTCTTCAATGACTTGTAGATAGAATGTAATTTTTTCAACAGGTTTCCATTTGAAAAATGAAAAATTAATACCGGTTAAAATGGGAAGATTTATAGGTAGCATAAAAAGTTCCTCATTGTCTTTAATTTCTTTAAAAGCGCTGATGTCTTCAGAAAATGATAGCATCTTTAAATTGAAATGTGTACTAATTGAATTATTTATCATAATTTCTGCTTCATATATGCGCTCTTCAAAAGACTGACGATTTATTTTATTCCCAGAAATCAAAAAGGCATCGTAAAGGGTAATACAATCAGATGTATAAGAAATTTCAAAAATACTCCCGTTGTAATATTCATCAAGGGTTTCTAATGGCACTTGATATATAGTTAGATCTTTGAAGATAATCACGGATATATTATCTCCAGACGCGGTTTTGAACAGAAAAAGTACGGCTCTTTTGGTGTTCACCGTGTCTTTTATATAAAAGACGTATTTATAGTTTAAAAGTTTGAGAATATGCTTTCGTTCTATATTTACGGCATTTTGAAGAGGGAAGTACATATCGTGCTTCCCGGTCCAGTGATTATTTAATAAAAAAATAATCTGTTTCTTAAAGTTTTCATTTATTATCTCAGACGTCATAATTATATTAATAAAATATCGCTTTAAATAAATTTAAAGATTCAAATTATCTATATTAATATATTATGTCTTTTAATGGTAAAGAGATAACTCTAATTAATTTTTTAATCGCCTTTTATAAAAACAAAATAGAATTATTTAGTGATATAATAAATCAGAAAACCCCGCTTTCTTTAAGGTTATTAGATTGGTTGGTGACCAATTATTCAAAAAAATATAACATAACTTACCCATTGCAGTATAATACCGAAACTAATTATTTTAATGTATATCTTGATTATAAAAATCAATTAAAAGCCTACTCGAAAAAATTTTTCGATCCATTTTGTAGGCAAAAAAGACTTGTTATAGATCCTTGTACATTTAAATGGCGGACATATGTATCAGATGAAGACGTATCAAAAAAAGACATCGTTACTACAGTGGGTCAATTAAACTTTTTCAGGTGGTTTATAGAGAATAAAGTAATTGATTATACTCTGAATAATATAGAACTTATAGATAATGACATGATGACGACCATCAATGCTAAGAAAAAAGGCAAACGCAGTGTATTGTCCCCAAGTGCAGTAAAGGGGATATATACTAATAATTATGATATTACAATTAAGTTTAAACCTTAAAAATAATATAAAAATAAATTATATATATTATTACATGGAGAAAAATCCTCTAAGAACATGGTTATTCTCTACAGGTAAAGTTGTTAAAGATGTATCTATTAGAGATGTGACACATTATATGCTTGATGGCGGAAAACTGGACTTAACGAACGACTATGATTTGTTTCAGCAGATGTATGTTAAATATATAGACTTTAAAAATTGTATAGTCGAGAAAAAAACTGATACATTTAGATTTTTTATAGATTTTGATATTCTTTCTACCGAAATTTTAAACATGGACGTTTACGCAGTGTGTGTGCAAAATGTTATGGCAGGTATATACAAAGATTCTGATTTGAAATGTATTATAACTAACGCCGATAACTCAAAAGAAGTTAAAAAAGGGAACACTGTATATATGAAACAGGGATATCATTTTAATTGGCCTAGTATTTTAGTGAATAAATCCATTGCTCTAAGAATAAGAGAGAATATACTAGTCTCGATTAATACTATTTTTGGCAAACCAGAAACTTTCTATGATTCTTGGGATAAAATAATAGATAAATGTGTATATGATAAAAATGGCCTTAGACTTGTAGGGTCTGATAAATGTACCTATTCGGATGGGAATTACACTTATGAAAACCGTGTTTACAAGTACAATACATGCTACATTGGAAATAAACAATCTGAGATATGTAATAATATTTATAAATCTGAACTTCTAAAGGTAATCCAAGACACCAGCATCAGAACTTCCGAAACAAATCTTACAGTATTTTATAATCTTCCAGAGTATGAAGAAACAGAAGAAGACTTTATTTCAGATACAACAGGCAATTTTAGTTTGCTCGCAAATGATAGTTCTCATAGAAATAGTATTTTAAAATTTTTTAAGAATCATGTTCAAGGATATCGCGTAGAAGACATTCGCGGAATTTTAAAATCGAATACGTACGATACATTATATCTTATTAATACACGGTCTAAATATTGTCACAATAAATGTGGGTATCATACAAATAATCACATTTATTTTAAATTAACACCGGTCGGAATTTGCCAAATGTGTATGTCCGAAAATGACGGAGAACCTGATTTAAATGGTACGATTACTAATTGTAAAAAATTTGAAAGCAAACGCATTCCTTTGACGCAAGACCTTAAAACATGTTTAAAATGGGGTGTTAAACATGATGAGAATATTTCAGATAAAAATGTAAATATAGTATCTTTAATGATGGACAAAATAAGCGATAATTTATCCAATAAAAAAGATTTAAGTGGTCCCGGTAGAAATATTACAACGAAAAAAAAGAAGTGAATAATATAATAACAAAACTTAAAATAATTCCAATTGCAGTTTTCCCTAAAAGACCAGGTGATCCTTCTATAAATAAAATGGGTACAGTATTAGATAAAAATGTATAAAATTGCCCGGAGTTCAATATTAGATAAATGAGGGTTATGAATATTACAGTTTTGATATTTTTATCCGTGTATAATTTTTTATACAACGATAAATTTATATTTTTAGGGGTTTCAATAGAAACTGGTTCATCGACTGTCTTATTATGTTCTATACCCGAACTAATAACATCATCTACAGAATTTGTTTCTGGCGCCGCCATCAAATCTTTTACAGAACACTCAAAATTTGTCATTTAGTAAAAAGTATTATTTTAAAATGTAAATGAAAACGAAATTTATGTTTTATTTTAAATAAATAAAATATATTTTATATAACAATATACAATGGGCATTAGTAACGTTGCCGTCAAAACATTTGACTCGTCCGGAACACAGTCTCTGTGCAGAACCAATGAGTACAGTGGTGACGAGAAAATAAAATCTTCCTTTATTTCAAAATGTGATAGGTTATACATTTCTGGCTCCGGGGAAACTGTTATCCCCGGTAATTTAAGTGTTTTTCCCACTACAAATTCTACAGATACATTTAATATCAATTCCGATACAGATGCTATTTCTGATATAATTTTTAATATAGAGTTTAAGTTAAAACGTCCCGGCGCAGGAATCGCCTGGAATGCTAATGTATGTAAAGATATTATATTAGCAATGATTAATAAAGTTGAAATTAAAACGGGTAGTTTAACAGCTCAGACACTAACGGCCGATGACATTTACATTAGAAATTTAACTGAACTTGGTCAGCCCTTTACATTCAGTGCTCCTTTTGATAATGTTTCCGCCACCGCCGCCACTGGGGCCGCCTCTGAGAATCGAGACGTCTTGCGCCAGGTGATCAAGGCAGAGGATGAAAGAAATGTATGGAAACATTACAATACGGACGAGGCCGCGGTCTTAGTTATTCAAGCGGCATGTTCTATTCCTTTTATGGGAAGAAGCAAAGACATGTCTCGTTCTTTGTTACAAGCCGGGGCATTAACAAACGCAATTACTGTTAAGGTTTATTATAACAATATTTACATCTCGAATTCTCTTGCCAAGGATTCGGATAATCATATTCTTTCTGCAGGCGATGGAAGTTCAGATATCGAATTTTTGGACAAAAGTTATTTTAAAAGCTTCATTACGGTAAAAACACATATAATTTCGGAAACCGAGAAGAATTTTATATCGAAAAATATAATACACAAGGTCTTAAACACGTCAGCTAATGTTACAAAAGATATACCCAAAATCTCAACTATAACTACCGGCCCCAGTGATGGTGTTACTGATATAACAGTAGATTTAGAAAATGTCTCTTTTAATGTAAGTCATTTACTAATTGGTATAAGACTGCCTCATGTAAATAATAAAAAACTTTCGGTGAACACATCAATATCGGTCCTGCCCTACAATATGGCTCTCCAAGACAGAACGTTAGAAAATCAACTGTCTACACCATTCTCTGTCATTGACGGTCAAACATTCTACAAGCCTTCCACCAACGTGCTTAATCTTTTTGGTTACATGCCAAATGCGATAGAATCTATGGAACTTGTAATAGGCAGCGACAGAACTGGATTTATCAAGGGTGCGTCTGCTAAGATTGGCGGATGCGAAAATTTCACTCTATTAAATAGCGATAAAAACTCAGCGCATTACATTATCACATTAGCAGAAAAAGCGTTCGATACATCTGGCATTTCTTTCTCAAAATGTAGTAATAAAAAATTACTTATCAAATTAAATAATTCAATATTTGAAAGTGCGAACCGTGTCACACCTAATCCACTATCGAGTTCATATTTTCCGCAAAATGCTGTAATTACAGTAACAGCTTGCGGCACTAAGGTGCAGACTGTAGTGGGTGGTTCTATGTCTTTTATGTAAATTAATGTGTAAATTGACGCGTGGATGTAATGTACTAAATGTAATGTAATGTAATGTAATGTAATGTAATGTGTAAAGAACTAATTTTAATTTTATTACGTATTAAATTTAAAATTATTTTCTTTTATATATTTAAATAAATACAATATGTCTGGAGCTGTAGCCGCTCATG